GCCAACAAATACACGCCCATAGGCAATAGGAACCGGCAAGCCTTGCTTTGCGGTATTGACGATGCCGGAGAAAGTGAACGACTCAAACTTTGCAGCGTCGCGTCCGCGTTCTGTTGTGGTTGTGGACTGAACTGGGGCGGGTGAAAGTGCTTGTGCGACGCCACCAATGGCAAGAGACAAACCGACAAACCCCAAGGCGGATGCGGCTGCGCCACCAATCAAACCAGAGGCTGCGATACCTCCGCCAACACCGCTAAGGCCGGCGCCTAAACCAAGGAAACCGCCTGCAACTGGACCGGCGATGATTGCCAGTGCGACAAGACCGATGCCTGCCAAGATTTGGCCTCCGCCTTGGCCTGCACCAGCGATAACTGGAGTGATGCTAAAAACTTCACGCTCACTAAATGGAGCCGCAATTAACACTGCGTTTTGTTCGGTGATTTTTTCTTTTCCGAGGGTTACGCGATAACCAACGCCGTCTTTTTCGCTATCCAGCAGCCACTTTTCAAGGCCGGGAAAGTTGACGCAGAGCGCCTTGAGGGCTTGGGCTGGCGTATCGGCTTCAAACTGGAAGCGGCACTGACCGAGCTTTTTGCGGAGTGCGCCGTAGACCTTAACGACTTTCATGCCGCAGGACTCGGGCGGTGCTCTTCAAATAATAACCGCCGTACAGATCACGGCTACTGAGTCGGCCTTGTAGGTGGTGCAAAATCAACTGGTCGCCTAAATAGATGGCGGCGTGGTTGGGCAGCGGTGATGCAAGCTGCATCAGGATCGCGTCGCCGTACTGCAGTTCTTCCAGGGGGATGGGGTAGAAGCCTTCGTTGGCGAAGTTGTCTAGGTATAAATTCTCACCCCGTAACCAAAACTCGTCACGGCGGTCGTAGTCGCTGAGGTTGAGGCCGAACTCGCGGTTGTACCAGTCGCGGCACAGGCTGTAACAGTCCACGATGCCGAAGACGAATTCGCGTCCCACGTAAGGGAGTTCAAAGCCTTCGGGTTCGCAGTAACCCCACTGTTCGGTCTGGGGGTTGACGATATGCCACGGCAGGCCAGATTTTTCGCAGGCAACGCGGTCGGCTTGCGATGGGGCATGGTTGGTTTTGGGGTGGCTATGCACCACGGCCACGATTTCGCCCTGCTCCTCGGCGGCAACGTAGTCAGCGGGATCCAGCACGAAATGTTCGTCTGGTGTTTCGGCCATGTTGCGGCAGGGAAAATACCGCTTGCGGCCTTTGACCACGGCGACCAAGCCGCAGGATTCCCTTGGAAACTCTGTTTTGGCGTGCTCCAGTGCAGCCTCTTGGATGGATTTGCTGAGTTTCATTGGGTCAGACCAGCGCCGGGGAAGGATCCAAAGGGCAACTCGGCAGTTTCACCGAAACGCAATTTGCAGGAGCTGAGGCGTTTGCCGCATTTGTCCTGCGCCAGTGTGCCCACCACGTTGTCGTTGATGTCCCAGTAGTTGCTGCCGGTGTAGCCACATTCGGTGCTGCGGTATTTCCACTGGCAGATGTTGGCGATGATTTGGCGCTTAGGAATCATCACGCCAGCAAGGTCAAATTTGCTTGCCAGCTCAAAGCTCACCGAGTCGCGGTTTTCACTTGCCTTGCGGTCTACGTACCAGACCTCATCGGGGAATTTGGCGTGCGGGTCGGCGGCGGTTTCGCCGTCAAGGTATTTCTTGAGAGTGCGGATGCGCTTGACCGTGGCACCACCGAGGTCGTTGCCGGGTGTGGTGGCGTTGACCAGCAACAACAGCGTGGTCATGGTGCCATCCAGATTGCTGATGGTCAGCGTGGGGCGCGGGAGCGTGCCGGTGTTGCTGTACTCAAAGCCGTCAGCCTTGACGGGCAGGCGGGTGTAGGTATTGCCGTTCCAGGTGATGTTGCCGGTGACGTTGGCGTTGCAGCCGTTGTGCCAACGGTAGGTGTCGCTGCTGCCGTGCAGGGCGGTGTCCAGCGTCATTTCGAACAATTCAATGATGGCGCTTGGTGCCAGGGCGGCCAGTTCTTCGTAGACGCTGCTGATCGCTGTCCAGACAACCGTGCCATCGGTGATGGTGCTGCCAATGTCGGTTGGCCACGCAGGTTGGGTGCTGGAGCTGGTGCCAGCCGTGGTGCATTGGAAGACGAGGCCGGATGCCTGCAGGCTGCTGGCGCGGACAATCGCTCCAACGGCATAAGCGGTTGAACTAGCCCAGGCTGAATACGCCATCAGGGTTCAAATACTTGACGGAAGGTGGCTGTAATCGTGTTCACGTTGGCGTAACGCAGGTCACGCGACCAATTTTCAACAACCCATTTGTAGGCCGTTGCTTCATCCAATGGCGTCCAATCAAAGCTGGCATTGTCAGCAGCGCGTGCATCAAAGAACGCCTCGATGGCATCAGCATCTGTGCTGTCCTTGGCTGTCCAAGTCAGATCCCAAACGCGTGGGTTTTGATTCAACCCATAGGTAAGACGCTGCTCGTAGCCATCACCAAACTGCACCTTGCGGACAACAGGTTGGCTTTTGCGTGATGCACCGAAATCAGGCGTGGTGCCGCCTGTACTTGTGCCAACAGTGGCGTCGTTGAAAGTGGCCATTACGCGAGCAAGCCTCCAGGACGTTTCTGCTTAATCAACTCTTGCTGAACGGCGATGCCGATTGCCTTACCAAGTGCATTGGCTTGTTGACCGTTGCCTTCAACGTTGCTGCCATTGGCATCGACATTCACCACAACATTACCGACCCCACCGCCTTTCATCGTCACAGGAATACTGCGGCCATCAGGCAGAGGCACATAGGCTTCAGGGCGGCTACCTTCGCCATACATAGCGAGTTGTGGACCGGTTGCAATACCACCGGCGGCGTAACGCTTGAGCTTGAGCGGACCTTGCTGCGTCATGATGCCACCCATGGCAAAGCTAAATCCACCCATAAATGCAAGCGGATTGAACGAAGTAGCATTTGCGTTGTATTGAGAAACCCCAGACAAAGGCGCAACAGCAGAACTAGTCGGTCCACCCAAGAAACCAAGCGACGACATAATTGTTTTCAGCACGTATTGCTGAATAATCATTCGTGCCGTTTGACTCAAAATCTCAGCGGCAAATGCTTGGTAGTTAGTGGTGCCAGTTGTCACCAGATCAAAGATCGAGTTCTCAACTCCTTTGATGCCCTGATTAGCAAGATTGGCGAATGCTTCACGGATGGTGCCGACGTTATCGGCGTAGCTGACAAGACCATCCTTCAGACCGCCCATCACATCAGCGTTGTAACGCATCGCACGGGCGTTCTCGTACACCTTCTCGGTGATGCTGCGGAACCCTTCCTCAGTAGATGTAAACCAGTCAGACATGGCCTGAGCAGATTCACCCTTTGCCAGCTCATTTGATGCTTCTTCAAGTTGCACCAAAGCCTGAACAAGCGGACCTTCATTGAGATTCCCGCCAGCCTGAGCTGCTTCTCGTGCAAGATTGAAAACCTTGCGAGCAAGATCATCTGTTTGCTTACCAGCCTCTCTAACAGACTTGTTGTAATTGGTTTCAATCTTTTCCCAGGCCATTGCACCTAATGCCTGCAGTGCTTCAACCGTCTCATTGATTTTGAAATTCAGTTGCCGCTCAAGTTCGCCGGCCTGACGAGTGAGATCATTGCGACGCTCAAGCAGGCGTTCTTGACGCTTGGCTTCCTGTTCGGCTTTTTTGCTTCCACCACCACCAGCACCGTCAGCAGTAATGCCGGGCAATCCACTGGGGCGTGGTGTTGTTCCTGCTCCAGCAGAAGGAATTCGTGAACGCTCTTGCCGCAATTCACTTTGCAGTTGAGTTAACAGACCCCGCCGGCGGGCAGTCATTGAATCTGCCGGTCCAGCCAACATTGCCGATTGCTCTCTGATGCGACGCTCTAGATCTGCGATTCGCTCAGGGTCATAAAATTTCATGCCCATAAAACGGGCAAGTGCATTTGCGGCTCTTGTTATTGCATTAACAATGTCGGCAAAAATTGTTTGAAATGCAGCGCCAATAGGTGCCAGCAAACGGCCAACACTTTCGCTCAACTTCGACAGCGAAGCTTGCAGGCGATCACCAGCAGATTGCGGTCCCTTGGCAATAATTTCTGCGCTTTGCCCGTAACGCTTGAACAGTTCTTCCGCAAACTTCTGGAAGTCCTGTAGCGAGACTTTGCCGTCTTCAAGAGCTTTATCCAGCTCCTGCGGCGTCATGCCAACAGACTTGGCAAACAG